TAGTTGTTCGATTAAGATTTGATAGATAGTCTGCAAAGGTACCAGAACCCTCTTCTGCTCCACCCAAAAGATATCCTCCATAAGCAGGCATGAACCCCTGCCCTATAGTACGCTGGAACTGAGGAATAAAAGCCCTGTCTCCTAAAGCACTCCACTGAGCTGCTTCCCACAATTCCTGTGGCCTTCCCTCAAAGGTGCTTAATAAATTTTGTGTTGGCCCAAGATACGGGTACATACTCGATAGACTAGCGGTAGAAGGATCAAAGTCTGACCAAACTGGGGTAGTGGGTACCGGAGTAGCAGCCCCTGTTCCAACAACTGGGGTAATGGGTACCGTTGTAACATCCCTTGTTCCGGGTGCTGGAACAACGTCAACATATGGCCCCTGCTCGGCTTCATGGAGGCCATAGTCATTCGTACGGAAATGACTTCTATCGCCTAACAATCCAGTGTACTGTGCCATATCTATACCCCTCTCTAATAATTATCTATTGAACCGATGCCGATCCGGTGGCTATTATATCTTCACTACCAGTAGGCGACGTAAACATGTTGTACATATTGTTATAGGCATCTATGAAAGTTCCTGTTGGTTTACCCTTATATGCCTGCTCGGCTTCATGAATATCGTACAATTCTCCTATCCGGTTATATTCCTGAAAACCTATGTAGCTATTTGGATTAATGTTTTGTCTGGCAGCAATCATAGCCAGAGTTTGGTTTTTAGCTTTTTGTGCATCCCCGTCTCCAGTTAACGCAGCCTCATATTTACCAGCAAGTTCGTGGCTAAATTTATCTTCTTCAGAACCAAGCCCTCTTGAGGTATATACAAGGTTCTGCCAAGCTTGTTCCTTGTCATCTTGTTCCATAGCACCATACGGGCCTTTTAGAAATTCACCCCAGTCTTGTCTTTCACCCTTCAATAAGTACTCTCCAAGCGTAGGAATATACCCCTGTGTAATTGTTCTTCTCCACCTGGGATTTTCAGCCAGCCCACGTTCAAATAACTGGTGTTGCCTAACAGTACTCCAAAGTCCGGCGGGGTCTCCCATAAAGGTACCAAGTATACCGGGAAGAGTAGCAGGCCCTTGTTCTAGCCCTCCCAGTCCTGTATCAGTCGTTCCTATATCAGTCGTTCCTGTATCAGTTGTTCCTGTGCCAGTTATTTCTTCATCTTTTGAAATACTAGTCAACCCTTCTAGAATGGGAATATTTATACCATAAAAACTTATGTACGGATTAGTTTGATCTTCAGCAATATTAATGTCTGCGCCTATCTTAAATTTCTTATATTGATCATGTTCGTTACTTACATAAATATCAGTTGTATCCTCGATATCATCTAATAGGTGTATGCTGTAATTACCTACCTGAATTGTCTGAATTATGTTTTTTGGTTTAGTGACAAAACTTCCTATTGGGTTATATGTATTTCCAGTTTTTACTCCCCTATTAAATAGTTCTTTAAATTTGTCTATATTACCTTTCGTTTGTGTGGTTAAATATTCTTCTGACCCTAGTTGATTGCCATACACACTGGTCCAGAAATCCCGTATCGTTCCTTCAGGGAAATCATGCTCTATCCAATATGCCATTATAGCCATCGCTTCGTTTTCAATCTGCTGCTCTTTGTCATCAATCTCTTCTATATCATGTCCACCCGGCACCCAAACTGTACGATATCTTTTTTCACCCGTCCTTGGGTGTACATCTTCATAGTTTTGGTAAACTTGTCCCTCCATCGGTTTTGGAGCATCTCTTAGAACATCTTTAATTCTACCTATGTAATGATCCCATAGCATCTTTTGTCGATTAACTGGAGTTTTGGCAAGGTCATGATGAAACGCACCTTGTGCGTAAGAAGTCAGGCCTTCTTTCATTCTGTCTTGGATATCTACCAAACCCCTGTTCGTTTCTTTCCATTCTTCCTTATGTGCAAGTACTGATGCTAGTGGCTCTATTTGTAACAACTTTTCGCCTCTAGTAAGCCCAGAATCACCAGCTTCTTCACCGTCTTGAGTAGGACTAGTGGGGGTAGTGGGGGTAGGATCTGGAAATAACGTAGATTTTCTGGCAAACTCATCGCGCTCTGCTCCGATTCCGCCTAAACCCGAAAGCGGTCCTGCCATTCCAATACCTGTATTAACTTGCTGTCCGAAAAGTTGGGAAGGCGGCATCTGACTTGCGGCCTGAATAAATTCACCTTTACTCATCGGAGGTGGAGTATCTCCCGGTATTTTTGCAAAGGGGTTATAATCTGATTTAAAAGGCACATGATCTATTCCAATCATCGTATTGTACTGTTCAGATAATGGTAATTCACTCAGGGGAACATTTTCGTAACCCCTAATTTCACCTGGTGTTACCAAAGGATCCATTACATACTCACGGCCTTCCAAGAAATTAGAGCCAAGTTGCCCATAATTAATTGCGTCAACAAGTTCTCTCTCAGTAGGTGGTCTTTCATTAATATTTGTCAATTCTCTGATTATAGATTTAACTAGCGGAGAATCCATTGAGAGTACTATTTCTGCCCCGCCTTCACCAAGAACTGTTATTGTAGGTTTATTAACAATACCTCCTTCTTGTAAAGCCCTGACGGGCAAAGGCCCAGGCATACCCTGTGCCTGCTGTTCAAGTTCTGGAGGAGGCTGCAATTCGCTATCGGGGGCAAACGACATAAACGGAGTTCCAGAAACTTCCTGTCCTCCTAACACTTCCGATAACGGATTTGATTTCTGATCCTGAATAATTTTTTCTATAACCAGTTTTTCCTGTTCTGGTGTTACTCCGAAATCAGCAGCGAGGTTCCCAACCGTTTCTTCGAGTGACAATCCTCGCTCGTTCCCAAATTCCATCTCTTCTTCAACAGCCTGTATTAGTGCAGCAATATTAGGAGTTCCGGTTTCCATCGTGTTACGTTCCATCTTTGCCATCTTTGGATCAATGCCTAACACGTTTGACATCGCACTGTCAGGAAGTCTGTTTTCTTTAATTATCTGATCTATAAATGCCTTCTCGTTTTTTTCTGCCGACGAAAGCCTTGCCATCTCGGTTGCGACAGAAGGATCACCTGTCATAGCAAGCATTTCGTCAAAAGGACTTAATGAAGTCTGACCCGTACCATTCATCATAGACATATCCCCTGGATACGGGGCTTCACCAGTTATTATGTTTAATATATCTTGAGGAGCTCCCTGTCCCTGTGTAATCAATTCAGGGAGCATAGCGAAAATTTCTGTCAGTTGTCGTTCTGCCATACTAACCTCCAGGCCCTACTAGTCCCATACGACGTAGCCTTTCTTCATCTCCTACCGCTCCCGGTCTCGGCTGCCCAGGGGGAACCATCGGCCCTCCCTGCGGAGTCGGTACCGGGGGTGGTACCCCTGCCATAGCCGGGGGCATAACCCCAGGCGGAGGCATGGGCGGAGGCCCACCAGGCATAGGTGGACCACCCGGCATGGGCGGAGGCCCACCAGGAGGCATGGGCATAGGAGGCGACCCAGGTGCGGCTCCCGGCGGACCTCCGCTTCCTAAAGTATCTCTTAACATCTTAGCTTTACTCAAGAGCATAGTGACCAATTCTCCGAAATACATCTCGGCAAGATCATCTCTGCCCTGTTTAAGTGCTGCCTGATAAAGGCTCCAGGTAGCTGCTTCCGGCAGGGTACGCTCTGCTATCTGTTCCTTAACTGCGTCTTCTGTCTGATCCGCGTCCTGAACACCAAGGATATTATCCCTGATCCAGAGATCGGGCATAAGAGGAGTGGCCCCTTCTCTTGCTATCTGGGCCATCGAGTACTTGGACATATCGTCCTGCGGCAATTTAGCCATTACCGCTATCTCCACATCCCCTCCGTCCTTAACTCTTTTGGGCGTTATCTTCTCTGAGAAATACATCCGGTTATTATCTCTTCCTGACAGTTCAATAGCCTTGAACCGCTCGGAGGAATACTGGTCTACCAGCAGGTTACATATCTGTCTGTAGGCTTTTTCCATTGCGAAAACCCTTGGAGAAAGCACGGTTTCAACGCCTTGTCTTAGGGTATTTATAGCAAACCCTGACAACTGGAACTGTAGTTCTCCGTATACCGAATGAGGTATGGAGCCTCTCTGCATCTCTCCTGACACCATGCCCATATAGGCACCGCTTTCCCTGGACATCTCAAGCAGTCCAAGCGGTTCCACGTCTTCTCCCTGGGCCAGTGCTATCTCGGTACCTTCCTTGTAGGGATCTTCGTCCAGTACCTTGGAGCCGTCCCTCGAGCGTATCTTGAGTCCCTGCCTACGGCTTCTCGCCACCAGCTCGAGCATGGTACTCATCATGAAATTATGTTTTTCGTACAGTTCTCTTGTGGACTTATATACTGATTCCCCGAAATCCCCTACGGTATCTTCGATAGAAGACCATTCTAGGGACTGTATCAGGGGCCCCGATCCTACTGGTCCGATAAATACAGGCACCCCGTCATGTCCGTGTTTGGTACGTTTCTTAATAGTTCTGTGAGGTAGAACGACAAAGTTATCTTCCCGGTCATAGAAGTCATAGACATCCACACCGTTTTCTAAGTCTCTTGAATCTCCCAGTCTTACGCCGTACTGGCTTTCTATTTCCTCTTTGGTCTTCTTGACCTTATAGCAGGCCCATGAAAGTCCGTCACTATCCGTACCCCAGAACGTGTGCATCGGGTCCCAGGGCGTAACGTCTACAAACGTCTCTTCGTCCGATTTCTTTACGAGCAGGGCTCTTCCTGCGTACCACCCTCTCAGGGTGATATACCACGCAAGCTGGCTTTGCAGGGACGGCATAAGTTTCATACTGAGCCGTTCATCTGCCGCACGAAGTGACCCGATCAGGAACCGTTCCTTATCGTTATTGATCTCCCGGGAGTTCCTCGGGTTGCCGTTGGGCGGAATACGGACGATTACTCCTGCCGAGGTGAGCCAGGATATGATCTTATCGGCGTATGTCTGCGCCTCATTGGAGGTATACGACTGGTATCCGTCCCCTGCGTCGTATGGTTCCAGCCTGTATAGCTGGTGATCGGAGTCCATTCTCTGCCGAAGCGGTTCTGTTGCCTGGTAGTGGTCTTCTACCAGTGTTACTATATCTTCGACCTTACGTTTGGACACGTTACTTCCACCTTTTGACCTTAATAAAGCTACGGCTGGTAACGTATCCATAGCCATAGCGGTCTATCAGGCCATATATAACAGCCTTAACGGCGTGGTTGTTTTTATCTTCAGGAGTCTCACCCACTATATTACCATCTCTGTCGGTTTTCCATCTATAAGCGCGACTTTGTCCGTCAATTGGGCTTTGAGCGACCCCGAATTCTGACAAAATGCCCTGACATGAGGGATTAAAAACGATTTTTGGCACATTAGTTGTCGGATCAGGGCGTAAAAAGCCTTTAAGTCTTTCGGTTCCTTCGTTTATCCGAATTTTCTTAGCGTCAAGGTACACTCCGCTTTCGAGCCATATCTCCGCGGGTGCGCTCATAGCCTGGTGTTGGTACCCTGCTATATCTATCGCGCCTCCGACAACGTCCTGCCACCACTGCCTGGACTTGGCTATCTCGATTATTTCAGCGGTGATAAGTCCCTGCTCGAAAATCTCGTCTATGATGTTAACCTGCCCGTTTATCTCCTGTGCCACCTCGACGGCATAGGCTCCTGCGTAACCCGGGTCCATCCAGAGGTAGACTGGTTCTCCCTTGACCCATTTTGCCTGGTTGTCGATATGAATATCTGGGCGAAATTCCCCAAAAACCAGCCCCTGGGGCGGTGATGGTATACCTTCGATGCGTTCCATAAAGAACTCATCGGAGGACTGTGCCCTTAGTTTAAGGATTTCCGGGTCTCTCTTACCTC